TGCGCGGCAGACAACGGGGGAGGGGGAGTCAAAGTCACCCAAATGTCACCCTCGGCCCCTTTTTGTCACCCTTGATCGGGACCCGGATGGGTGAGATAGACCCTTTTGGGTGACTACAGGGTGACCAAACTTCCAAATACTCACCCTAAGGAAAGTCAATGGTGGTGTGGGATGTAGACTATTTGGGTGAGAAGGTGAGATAATTTTCTTAAAAAGATATCTAGGCCGTTTTCGTGCTTAGGAAAAACTTTTGAAAAAAAAGTCACCCTCGTCACCCTGAAGAAAATTCGTCTAGTGGAGGAGGGGGGTTGTATCTTTGTTGTATGGAGTTAAAAAGGAAATCGAGGCCCAAACCATGGCTTGCTAAAAAGCAGGGACGAAACCGTCGTGACCTGGACAGCGGTCGCTTGGTTCGCCCATTCGAAGGGGTGGAAAGCAACGGCTTCTACAAGACTCCACAGTGGCGTGCGACCAGGGAAGCGGTACTTAATAGGGACGCGATATGTCAATGGTGTTTACACTTGGGTCGTGTGACGGAGGCTACAGAAGCCGATCACGTTATCCCTTTGAATCGGTGTCAGCACGAAGGTGTGTCAGAATACGACAAAGCCAACATCGTAGGGAGCTGTCGTAGTTGCAATGCTCGTCGAGCTTCGTATGAAGCTAATGGCGTAAGGTTTGAGTCATTTGACGACTGTGTGAATTACATGCGTAAAAAACTATACGGCAGTGAAAAAGAGCAACAATAAGTACGCAATCATAATGCTGTCCGCTTTAGCATTAGAAGTGGGTAGTACCATGTACATTAGTTCTGTTTCGGACAAAGAGTTGGCTAGTACTATGTTTTGGGCTTTTATGGGTCCATTTATAGCTCTGCCTTTTGCCGGTTACGTCGCTGATGAAAAGACATGGAGGGGCAGGTTTTTTTTAGCCATATCCAGCTCTATAGGTTATGTTTTGGGAGCTTTTATTTCTATGTCATTTGTCTTAGTAAGTTAGTTTTACAATGCCTTATAAAAGGGTGCTGATCAACAGTCTGGGGTGGAGCGAGTCGGAGAAGGATAGTTTTAAAAGCTACCTTTCTGACTTAGCCGAGGAGTTCGATTGCCACATAGAGGTGATTGAAGGGGTCGACTGCAGGATGGACATATCAGTCGAGACGGACGACGATCGCATTATATACATGATTATGGAAGGTGGTCTCTGCTAATGAGAAAAAAAAGAAGCAATCGTGCAGACTCAAAATCCAGCAAGCAATTGAACAAGAAGCCTAAATCAAAGCCTAAGGCAGACAAGAAGTACACTCACGCTCAGATGAAGAAGAAAGTCGACGAGTGGTGCAGTAAGTACGTTCGCTGGATTGCTGCAGACGAGGATGGGTTTGCAAAGTGTTACACCTGTGGTAAGGAGGATCACGTCTCCAAGCTGCAAGCCGGACACTTCGCTAGCCGCAGGCACATGAACACTAGGTGGGATCATGAGTGGAATATACGGGTTCAGTGTATAAGTTGCAACCTGTACTCCCAGGGCGAGCAGTGGATATTTGGGCAGGCCCTGGATAAGGAGCAGCCAGGAGTGTCCTCACAAGTAATGCTCCGCGCCAAACAACCTAAAAAATTTAGTATGCCAGATCTTCGTGCTATGTACGAGTGGTATAAGGAACAATGTGAGGAGATAGCAAAGAGGAAGAACGTAAGAATAAAAAAATTTTAAAAGATGAGTTTACTTAGAGCGCACAAATCAGTGTACGAGGTGGTTCGGGATGCACTTGCAGCCGAGTCTACCATGTCACACATAAGGGTCTCCGTAGGTGCGCGTTTCCAGGGCGAGCAAAACCCTGAGGTTATTATTCAGCAGTCCAGCTTTGACATCAACGATTTAAACACTTCGGACTACAGTACATTTGAAATCTCCGTATTCTGTTATGCAAACACTTATACTGAGGCTGCGCGTATTGCTGACGTTGTATTTGCGGCTGTTCAAAACAACGAGTCATACACGCTTAATGAGAGCGAGCTAATCGAGGGTTCAAATCCACCGGAGTACAACGTCTCTCAATCTGTGTATCACCTCAGGGGGCTTGACCTCTTCCTTGAGCATTACGATGAAGACGGATATGAGGCCAATGTGCTTATTCGAGCTATTGAAGCACAAGGGACTTCTCAAGGAACAAGCTCTTCCCCTGGTACGGGTGGTTCTCCTGCTCCGTACTACCCTGTCTCTACTTCTAGAGTTCAGGACTTAGCTGACGTCAACGTCTCCAGTTTAGCAGAAGGACAGATACTGAAGTACGACTTTAGCGAGGGTGAGTGGGTGAACGCTTCGTTGCCGATACTCACTACAGGTTCTCTGACTCAATCTGAGTTGAACGGAATCACGGTTCTTAGCATATCAGAAAACCCAAGTTTCTCATCAATTTCTTCAAGCGGAGACGTAACCGTTAGCGGCGACATTTTATTGACTGGATCGTCAACCAAATTGATTCGCCCGTTCGATGCAGGGATATCTGCTGGTCCGTTGACGATTCAAAGCAACGGCGACTTGATAATTGAACTAGACCAGGATGATAACGAGCCATCAAAGGCTTTCATAGTAAAGAACGGTGCGGACGCTGAAGTTTTCAAGGTCGACGAATCTGGAGCTTTGCGTGTAAACAATAATTACACACTACCTTTAACGGATGGATCTGCTGATTATTTTCTAAAGACAGACGGAAACGGCAATCTTTCTTTCGGCGCCGTTTTACTTGGCCGTAACGGTGAGCAGTATACAGGCAACTATGATACGGAAGCCTCAGCTCTACGCTCAGGTGCTACAGAAACGGTTGAACTGTACTATACAGCTCAAGCTGATGGGGACGGTTTGGCTGAGTCCGCAGATACGGATACTCCAAGATCCGGCTACGATATTCGGCGAAAGTTGTGGTACGCTGAGAAGGCGCAGGCAGACCCTGACACGTCAGCCGATTGGACGCAGTTTACAGCCATTGCCGACAATACGACATTCAACAACGCGAAGGCGGCTTTGCTTGCTTACCTCAAGGAGCGCACGGGCGGCACTGTACCGATTAGTTTAAAAATGACGTGGGAGGAGGTAGCGCAAGCGCCTTCGTTCACGGGGCTTTTGAATGAGAGCTACGGAAGCGGAGCAGAGGCGGCTTATTCAACGCGGCGGCTGAATGGCAACGTTACCGACTGCATGGTCATTCGCAGGGCATCGGATTCGACCACTACCACCATAGGCTTCGACGGTTCAGGCAACATCGACGAGAGCGCGATAACGACGTTTTGCACGGGTACGACTTGCACGGTGGTAACGTGGAAAGACCAAAGCGGAAACGGGAACGACGCGACGGCTTCAGACCCCGCGAATGAACCGACGATTTACACGGGCGGCGCGTTGGTGAAGGATAACGGAAAGGTGGCGTTAGATTTTGATGGGACAAGTGATAAATTATCTGCAACCGTAAACTTCACTTTCAGCGGCGCGAATTTTATGGTCGGTAGTAACCAATCAGGAAGTTTTGAATTTGCATCTTCTTTAATAGAAGATAGTGATAATCAAATTCAAATGTTCTTTGACGCTCGCTCAAGCCCGAAAAGATTGGTGAGATATGCAGAAAATGCCGTAGTTTCTTTCATGGACTTGGACAGCCAAATCCCACAAGGCACGCAAACTCTGTACGCGTATAACAATGATAACGGTACTTTGCGCGGATATGTCGACGGCACAGCGGTAACGGGCACTATCAGTTTCAACAGTATAACCGCCACAAGTATTGATTTAGCTTCTTTTCTTGCAAGTAGTGAAGAGGTAAGAATTCAAGAGTGTATCTGGTGGTCATCCGACAAATCCAGCGTTCGCACCTCCATCGAGTCCAACATAGGCGACTACTTCACCCAAAACACGCCACTGCTCGACACGTACTCAGGGGCGGCGGCGGCTTATTCCTTGCGGCTTTTGGACTCGACGTATACAGGGGCTTTGATAAACGTATGGAACGGCACAAGTTACGCTGACATCTACCCCAATGTTTTTGGAGAGCTTGACACGGTTGCCTTGGCTGCTCATTGCGGTTCGAATAACGGGTTCATTCGGACTTGGTACGACCAATCAGGAAACAGCAACGACGCGGCGCAAACGACTACGGCGGATATGCCGAAGATTTACGACGGCACGACGGGCGTGGTTACGGAGAACGGGAAACCTACGGTGCAATTTGATGGAGCAACTGATTACATGGAATTTGGAGAATCGTGGGGAGCACAAATGACTATGATTGTAACATGGAAAGCAGCTGCAACAGGTGAACAGCAAATTTACAATATGGAAAGCGGCGGTGTTCGGTTTGCAATGAGTACAAACCGCGGCGGTAACAGTATAGTGACCCGCGACAACAGCGGCGCAGGTACATCGTCTTTATCAGGAAATCCAACTATAACAACGTTAGGTATTACCTCACACATAACGAACAGCACAAGCACTTCACATTCCTTGCATCATAACAACGTTAGCTTGACAGGCACATCATCCGCAAGAGCGCAAAACGGCACAAATACTTTTGCAAGTAATTCTGGCGGCACTTCTTTTTTTCTTAACGGCGTAATAAGCGAAGCAGTTTTGTATTTAAGCGATAAAACAACCGACCGCACAGACATCGAGGACAACATAAACACCTTCTACAACATCTACTGATGAACGGATATATCATCGTACTTCCAACCCCCACGCAGACAAGCGAAGCACGGGCAAAGCAAATCACGCGAGAACTCTACAACATCTCGCGGCCCGTTCTCATTCAGGCAGAAGGCGAAAAGGCGTCAACCGTGTTTGGAATCGTCACGCACCCCGACGGAATTCAAAACGCTTTGCAGGTGGATACGGAGTACCTCATCCACGTTCACCCCGCCGCAACTTTGGAGAAGCTCGTCGCTTGCTTCCCTGAACTCACCAATGACGAACGATTTCAGCTTAGCGCATACGTGCAGACAAACCACCGTTTTCCGTTTGCGCACATCATACCAAGCACGACGACGGTACGGGATTACGAGGAAATGAAAACGCTTGGATGGTTTACCGATAAAGACATAGAATAATGGCTAAAAAACAAGCAACACCGGTAAAGCAGGAGCGATTTGTGTCTCGTCCAGGCGTACATGCCAAGACGAAGACCTCATCGAACAAGCGATCCAAGAACTACAAAAAGAAGTACCGAGGTCAGGGAAAATAATCATGGCAAACAAAAACACGTTACTCCAGAAGATGCGAGAAGCTACCGCTCCTGCGAAGGAAGAAGTGGCTAAAGTAGTGCGTTCTGACGCTAAAAAGCTGTCTGAATTGAAGCCAATCGTCAGTCTGGACCACGAGGGCGAGCGTATGTTTACCATGGTCCTGGACTACCTCGACGAGACCGGGCTGCTGGAGAGCGTGGACGTAGTGACGATTACCATGCTCGCCAAGAACCTTTCTATGTTTGTGATGCTGTCACGAGAAATCCAGACGGTGGACGACATTGTGCAGGTTTATGAGAACGGATCGTCTAATGTGAGCGGAAAAATGACCGCTTTATCGAAGGTCCAGGGCGAAGTAGGCAAGCTTTCGGCTAAACTAGGGCTTTCTCCTATGGATCGTGCTCGCATGATGGGTGCCGCAGTTAATGCCGCAGCTGCTAACAGCAAGCGTGCCGAAGGGGACGAAATCGACGATCTTGTCTAACACGGAGCGACTTAACCGCATGTGGGATTACGTCGAGGGTGTCCTTGACGAGTCTATTATTGCGGGTAAATACATAAAAAAAGCCTATGAAAGGTTCACAAACGACCTGGAAAGGGTAGGTGACGATGATTTTCCTTGGGTATTTGACGTAGAAGTTGCTGCTAAGTACATCACGTTCATAGAGACTGTTTGTGTCCACACGAGAGGTGAGTGGGCTGGAAAGAAGTTTATTCTCTCTGACTGGCAGGTTGCTTTTATCGGCCAGTTATTCGGCTGGGTGCATAAAGACGACGTAAAAAAGCGTCGTTTTACCACTGCTCACTTCTTTGTGGCTCGTAAATCGGGTAAATCACAGCTTGCGGCTGCTATTATCCTTGCTATGGCGGTCCTCGACGACGATGGTGCAGGGCAGTTTGTAACAGCGGCCACGAAGCGCGATCAAGCGAAGGAAGTGTTCGATGAGATTCGAAGATGCGTGAAGCGTTCGCCTG